CCTGCCGGCTGCCGTTGTCGGTGTCTCGGCCGCTCAGGATGAGATGATGACCAAAATGTCGAACGAGGCGTTCTACTCCGGGACCGGGGCGAAAATCAGCGACATCACCACCCACTATGTCGGGCTGATGAACGCTATCGTTGATACGAACAAGCCCATTATCGAGCATCAGGAGACCATTCACGGCCTGAAATCCTCTATTGAGGAAACCGCAGGGAGCATCGGCGACATTGCCCATGCCATTGAACTTGGCACGGCGACAGCGGCTGAGAAGGTTCCGGAGCTTTCGGAAAAGTTTGCAGAACTGTCCAGCGATACCCGGACCTATATGGATGAGGTCTACGACAACGTTATCCGTGCAGTTTCCGGTTCTTTGGGCGATGCGCTGACAAAGGCAGGAATCTACATCCCGGAATTTGTGGATATGATGAATCAGATCCGAAATAAGGGCGTTAGCACTTTGGATTCTTTGAACGAAGAGCTGGACACTCTCAATAAGCAGTTTAACAGTGGAGAAATCTCCGCTGGCGATTACACCACAAAAGTCTTAGATATAACAGACCGAATGAAAAGTCTGACTGGGACAACGTCCGAAACTGCTGGAGTATTTGACGATCTGAAGACATCCATGACGGATATAAGCTGGGATGACGAAGGGCAAAGAGACGATTTCTTCGCACAGATTTCCGAATCTGCTTCCGGTGCAAAACAGTCTATAACCGGCACATTTGATTCCCTGAAAGAAAATCTGGAATGGGCGATTGCGAATACCGACAATGCCAGCTTTAAGGAGATGCTCCAAAAGGTCCTGACAATCAGTGAGACTGACCGCCAGACGCAGCTAGCTTCCGTCGATGAGCAGCTTGGTTCTCTGTATGATTCTATCCAGGAGGACTTGATAAACAAGTCTCAGAAGGTTCAGGACGAAGCAAATAAAAAGTGGGAGAAGTTCAACCCGCTACAAAAGGCTTTTTACGGGAACAGCCAAGAGAGCTATGTGCAGACTGCGCTTAGTGACTACCAAAAGAATGTTGTTACCCCGCTAAGCGACAAAATTCAGGACAGCATGGACAAAATTGGTATTGACGGCTCTGCTTGGGCAAGCGAAGCAATGTCCGACATTATAAACGCCATGTTCGACCTGAATACCGTTTATAGCAGTCAGGGTGGCTTTTGGAGCATTACTGGCGGTTATACAACAACGCTTGAGGACGCAATCAGCACCACTTTCGACGAACTGAAAAAGTCCGGGAAAATCAAGTCCGCTGATGCGGGCAAGGAAATCATGGAGGGTCTGAAAAACGGCGTTACAGACCACACGAAACTGTTCGATGATTCCATGATTAAAGCCGTCGAATCCGGCGAAGCCGCCCTTCGGGCCACAGCCCAAATCAATTCCCCGTCCAAACTGTTTTCCAAAGACGGTGAATACATGATGGAGGGCCTTGCACAGGGCATCAAGAACAAACTTGGCTACCTGTCCTCGACAATGGACAGCACCATCGGCTCCATCTTTGACGCAGATTCCGCCTATTCCACCGGCTATTCCTTCGGTCAGTCCCTGGCGAACGGCATCTCTCAGGCCATCAAGAACGCTACCTACCCGTCCCTGAAGGGGACCATGAGCACATCCGGCGGAACTGCGAGAATGTCGTTCAGTGCATACGCTTCCGGCGGCTTCCCGGACCCCGGCCAGTTTTTCCTTGCCCGTGAAAACGGTGTCCCGGAAATGGTCGGCTCCATCGGACGCAGAACAGCCGTTGCCAACAACGACCAGATCGTTGAAGCCCTCAAAACCGGTGTTTACGAAGCTGTTGTTGCGGCTACCGGCGGTGGGAACAACCAGAACGGCGGTCAGGCGCAGGTGGTGTCCGCCAACGTCAACGGAAAGAACCTGTTTGAGTTTGTGGTGGATTATGCCCGTGGCGAAACCGTTCGTACCGGTGCGAACCCCCTGCTGGAATTTTGACCGGAGGTGATGCGGATTGACGATCAACAAATTTGACCCGCAGAACCGCTGGATGGTGGGCGACAAGCCCATCTACGAACCCAGCGGCGGGGTGTCCATCCAACATGAAAACATTGCCGGTTCCAGCAGCGGACGAACCGAAGACGGCGTTATCCATATCGACTGGGTGCGCCGGGACGTTCGGAAAGTCGGCCTGAAATGGAAGGCAATGACCGAGGCTGAACTGAACTATATTGTTGACCTGATGCAGGGCAAAGAATATCAGTTCACGTTCCTGGACCGTGGCAAAAAGTACACGATGGAGGCGTATTCCTCGAACTGCTCCTACACCATGTATTCCTACGCTCTGGGGAACACCATCTACACCGACGTGAGCATCAACGTCATTGAAAAGTAAAAGGAGGCGGAATCAGTGCTGTCAAATAAGTTTGTGAGAAGCGACGGAACGGTGATTGATTCCGCCTCTATCATCTCCTGCAAGTGGACCTCCGGGGTAAATAGCTCCACGAACCTGACCGTCGGCGATACGACAGCGGATTCCGTGGACGTGCAAATCCGGAACCCTGAAAAGGGAATTGTCACCGGGGAGGCCCTGGAATATTACAAGGTGGACGGCAATACGGAAACAAAAGTCGGTGTGTTTTATGCCGAAGCCCCAACCGTAGCCTCCAAAGTGTCCATCCGGTTTACCGCCTATGACAGCATCGCCAAGCTGGGCGTGGATGCGTCCCCCTGGCTCATGGAGAATCAGGATAATTTCCCGATGAGCCTTCGGGCCATTGTGGATGCCGTTTGCGACCTGGCGGGAATTACAGGAAAGCCCGGAACGTTTTCACATGAAGATTTGCAGGTCCCTGCCTTTTATTCTGACGGAATTACAGCCAGACAAATCGTCTCCTGGGCCGCTCAGATTGCCGGGTGCTTCTGCCGAAGCACTTCTAGCGGGGGAATTGAATTTGCCTGGTACAAAGCCACGGAGACCGTCATAAGCGATTCCAAGGCCACCGGAACGATACAGTATATGCAGGACAGCTTGTCTTGCAAGCAGTATCAGACGGACGTTATTCAGCGGGTGCAGCTGAAGCAGGCGGATGATGACGTTGGCGTTATTTACCCGGCGGATGCAGACGGAAACGTATTTGCAATATCCGGAAACCTTATGCTGTCCATGCTTGATACGCCCACGCTGGAAGCAATCGCCCAGGACCTCTATGCGAAGGTAAAGGATATATCCTATACCCCGGCAGAATGCAAGCTGTTCCCGACCTGTGCGGTGAATGCCGGGGACATTATCAAAATTAACACCGTGCAGACAGGGGAATTGACGGTTTACGTCATGTCAGTCTACACGGATTCCTCCGGGACGCAGGTTTCCAGCACCGGAGACCAGAATTATTCCGACAAAGCTGCCGTGTCCTCTGAGAAGTACCAGAACCCGCAGGGCCGGTATTACCTCCTGAAAAAGTCCATTGACGGCCTGAAAGCAACGGCAAAGGACCTGGAAGGGAACATCTCCGAGATCGAGCAGACAGCCGAACGAATCGCTACATCCGTTTCGGACCAGGGCAATGCAATCACACAGTTGCAGCAGACCTCCAAAGAGATCAGCGCCACCGTGACCTCCATCGTGGAGAACGGCGTGGACAAAGTGACGACCTCCTTCGGCCTGACCATTGACGAATCATATGTTCATATCCAGCGGTCCGGCTCGGAAATGGAAAACCGGCTGGATGAAACCGGTATGTACGTCATGCGTGGCAACGAGGTCATGCTCCAGGCCAATAAGGACGGCGTGATCGGCACGGATATGACGGTGCGGAACTACCTCGTCATCGGCTCCCATGCCCGGTTTGAGGACTACACCGACGATGACGGCGCAGCAGGGACCGCCTGCTTTTACATTTGAGGGGAGGGTAAGATATGCCATCTTTTAACATTCCGTCTGGCGTACCCAGCCTGTACCTCATTGTAACCTATACCGTGGGCCAGTACGATGTTGTGGCCAATACAACCCCGGTATCTATCTCCCTGTCCCTGCACCATGCGGGGCTTTCCGTGGGAGCCGGTACGGATGACTGTTCGCTTACCATTGGAAGCCAGACCTACAAATGGACCGGCCCGGACATCTATTCCAGCGGCGGCGGGACCGTCTCCCTGGGATCCAACAAGTTTACCGTCCCACATAATGCGGACGGCACCTGGACCGGCAAGATCGGGGCCAGCTACCGTCTGAACATCAACTACGGCGGGACGTATATTGGCACCATTTCCGGCGACCAGACCATCACGCTGCCCACCATCCCAAGAGCATCCACGGTGTCTGCCACGGATGCCAATATCGGCAGCGTCAGTTCCATCTACATCGACTCCAAGAGCAGCGCCTTTTCCCACGGCCTGCTGGTAACATTCGGGAGCCTTAATTTTTACCTGGACGGCAACGGCAACCCATCCAGCAGCTACGTCACCTTTATGCAGCGCACGGTTCCGTTCCGGCTGCCGGATAGCTTTTATGCGCAGATACCAAATTCAGCCACCGGAAAGGTGACGCTGACCCTCTGGACCCACACGGACAAGGACCACTACTTTGACCCGGAGACCACAACGTTCACGGCGACGGCTGCGGCGGCGCTCTGTGCGCCGACTGTAAACGCTACCTGCCAGGATACCAACGAGAAAACTCTTGCGCTGACGGGCATCGCTGACGCTCTGGTGCGGTATGCCTCCACGGCATCCGGGAGCCTGAGCGTTGCAGCCAGGAACAGCGCCAGCATCAAGCGCATCACAGTAGCCGGTAGGGAGGTCCCGCTGAACGCCACATCCTACTCCATCACCAACGTGGAGACCAACAAGGTGACGATCACGGCCACGGACAGCCGAGGTTACAGCACCACCCAGACTCTTGAGAAAACACTGGTCCCCTATGTCCAGCTGACCTGTAACATCCTTCGGGCAAACCGGCCCGTGCCGTCTTCCAACGAGGCGCAAATTGAGATTGCAGGGCAGTATTTCGCAGGGAACTTCGGGGCAGCGGACAACACCCTGACTCTGAAATATCAGAATCCCTCCGGGGACTGGGTGGCGGTAACGCCTACCATCGACACGGCCAAGAACACCTACACGGCGAGTATCACCGTGCCTGATCTGGACTACCGGCAGGCGTTCAGCATCCCGGTACAGGCAGAGGACAAACTGTTTACGGCGACAAATACCGCCCAGATAATGGCCGGTGTGCCGTCCTTCTATTGGACGAAAGAGTTTTTCCAACTGAACGTCCCACTGCGGCTGAATGGTGAAAACATCTTGAGCAAGGTCTACCCGGTAGGAAGCATCTATATGTCCCTATCCTCTACGGACCCGAAGACCCTGTTTGGCGGAACCTGGGAGCGGCTGAAAGACCGCTTTCTTCTGGCGGCTGGAGATACCTATTCCGCCGGGGCGACCGGCGGTGAAGCCACCCACACGCTGACCAAGGACGAAATGCCCAGTCATAACCACTACGCAGCCATTAACGGCGGTACGGACAGCTACGGACAAAACCGGACAACCATCGGCAGCTTTGCCAATAAAGCACAGGGCTACTCCGATAGTTCTACGATTTTCACTACCGGAGGCGGGGAAGCTCACAACAATATGCCGCCATATCTGGCGGTTTATATGTGGAAACGCACGGCATAACAAACTTTAAGGAGGTAAAACAATATGGACAGAATCTTTGGCATCGACGTATCGGATTGGCAGGGTGACATCGATTGGGCGAAGGCCAAGGCCGCAGGCGTGAAATTTGCACTGCTGAAATGTGGCTACGGTATGGACCTGACCGATCAGGACGACGCTTGCTTTGAGCGGAACGCCAGCGAGTGTGAACGCCTGGGCATCCCCTACGGCGTGTACCTCTACAGCTACGCCAACACCATGGGAAAGGCCAAGAGCGAGGCGGCGCACGTCCTCCGGATGCTCAAGGGCCGGAAGCCCCGGTACCCGGTGTACCTGGACCTGGAAGACGAGATCACCCTCTCCGCAAGCAAGGAACAGATTCTGGCCCAGGTGAAGGCCTGGTGCGAGATCATCGAGGCAGCCGGTTACAAGGCAGGCATCTACGCAAACCTGTACTGGTGGGACACCTACCTCACCGACCCCTGGTATGATACCAAGGAGCGCTGGGTGGCCCAGTATTACAGCAAGTGCGAGTATGCCAAGGACTACGGCATCTGGCAGTACACCAGCAGGGGCAGCGTGTCCGGTGTGAACGGGAACGTTGACTGCGACTGGTGCTACAAGGACTACCTGTCCACGGAGCCGGAAACGCCGGATATGCCCCCGGAGGCCCCCAGCGAGACCGTCTACGTCGTGGAATACGGCGACACCCTCAGCGGTATCGCCAATGAGTACGGCACGACCTATCAGGCCCTGGCGGCTTACAACGGCATTGCAAATCCCAACCTCATCCATGTGGGAGACAAAATCCGCATTCCCGGAACCGCCGAAGCCCCTGCAAAGTCCATCGAGGACCTGGCCCGTGAGGTAATCCGTGGCGAGTGGGGCAACGGGGCTGAACGCCGGGAGCGGCTGACCGCTGCCGGATATGACTACGATGCCGTGCAGACCAGGGTAAATACCCTGCTTGGCTGATGTGTCCAAATTGGGCACAGGAAGAAAGGAGGCCCTTATGAATATCCGTGACCATCCCTTTTTGTATCAGTGGGACACCAACCGTTATCTGGACATCCCGGAGGCGGATGCAGTGTACGTTGACTTCGCCCGGACCGGTGAGGAACCGCTGCGTATTGCCGTAGCAGATGGCGGGGTCCGCATCCCGGACAGTTGGCTCCAGACCGCCGGGAACCAAAACATCTACGTCTGCTATGTGGACGGCACCCTCCGTGGCTACACCCTGCGTATCGTCCCCAGACCCAAGCCTCCGGATTATGTGGCAACGCCGGATGAGGCACAGAGCTACGCACGGCTTGATAAAAAAATCACCGATGAAGTCTCTCGGTTGGATGAACGTATCGACAACATACCAGCAGGGAAAGACGGGGTAACTCCGACCATCGGGGAGAATGGAAACTGGTATTTGGGCAGTACAGATACCGGGAAACCATCCAGAGGCATTACCGGCGAACAGGGGCCGCAAGGCCCGAAGTGGGATGCTGGCAAAACTGGTCCAGCTGGTCCGAAAGGCGATACCGGCCCAGCAGGTCAGACCGGACCGAAAGGCGATACCGGCCCCAAAGGCGATAAAGGTGACACCGGTGAACGAGGCCCCGCCGGTCCCGAAGGCCCCAAGGGCGCAGATGGCAAAGCACCTGTGAAAGGTACGGATTATTGGACCGAAGCGGATAAGGCTGAAATCGTCCAGAGCGTCCTTGCAGCGTTGCCAGATGGCACGGAGGTGGCGTACTAATGGCAAAAAAACTATATGAAGAATCCTCTGTCAAGGCCATTGCAAACGCTATCCGCAGGAAGAACGGAAGCACGGACACCTATAAAATCGGAGATATGGCAGCGGCGATTGATGCTATTTCCGGCGGAGGTTTGCCGACAGACCCTTATATAGAGTATACGTCCCTCGACAGTTCTGGTAGAGTATTTACTGCTAAATTTCGAGGAACAATTGTTCCAGAGCATTCATTCTCTTATTTGTCAGAATTGACATCAGTAGATATGCCAGACAATGTAATTGCAATTGGTGATAATGGTTTTTATCGCTGCCCAAAGCTCCAATTAGCAAGTCTCCCACCCGGAATTACCTCACTCGGAGATTTTGCATTCTCTGATTGTTCAAAGCTAGCGTTAACAAGCCTCCCTTCTGGAATCACTTCAATTGGAGAACAGGCATTTAGGGATTGCTCAAGTCTCGCATTGACAAGTCTCCCTCCTGGAATTATCTCAATCGGAGATTACACATTTAGGAATTGTGGAAGGGTAGCACTAACAAGTCTCCCTTCTGGGATTACCTCAATCGGAGATTTTGCGTTTCTCAATTGTCACAAACTATCATTGACGACCCTACCCTCTGGGATTACATCAATCGGACAGTATGCATTCAACAATTGTAACCAACTATCATTGACGACCCTACCCTCTGGGATTACATCATTACCAATAGCCGCATTTCAGTACTGCCCAAAATTAGCATTGACTACTTTCCCGTCTGGAATGACCTCAATTGGAGATTATGCATTTAGGCAGGGTACAGGTCTCACATCAATAACCCTTCCCCCAGCACTCACTACAATTGGAGATTATGCATTTGCCAATTGTAGTGGATTGGAAACGGTTAGATTTACGAGCACGGTATCCTCAATTCCAAATGGAGTATTTTCCGGATGCACAAAACTGTCTACCATTTATGTTCCGTGGTCACAGGGGCAAGTAGCGAATGCTCCTTGGGGTGCGAGCAATGCCACCATCATTTACGATTATAAGGAATAAGGAGCTGCCGAAATCAGGCGCCCGCAACAGAAAAAAGGAGGCAACCATGCCGATTAACATTGTGCAGATGGTCCTGAGCATACTGCTGGCCATGATCGGGTCCACAGGCTTGTGGAATTATATCTCCACCCGGCGGGAAAAGCACGACGCAAAGACCAAGCTGCTTGTGGGCCTCGCTCACGACCGTATCGTTTATCTGGGCATGAAGTACATCGAGCGGGGGTACATCACCCGTGACGAGTATGAAAACCTGAACGATTACCTGTATGTGCCGTATTCCGCCGCTGGCGGCAACGGCTCCGCAAAACGTGTGATGGAGGAGGTCAAACGCCTGCCTCTGCACAATATTTAATTACAAAATCATTACAAGGAGGAAACAACTATGAAACTGTCGAACCGTGTGTATGACATCCTCAAGTGGATTGCCACCATTCTGCTGCCCGGCCTGGGCACTCTGTACTTTGCCCTCTGCTCTATCTGGGGCTTCCCCTATGGGGAGCAGGTGGTAGGTACTATCACCGCCGTGGACACCTTCCTGGGCGTTCTGCTGGGCATTTCCAGCGCCACATATAACAAGGAGGTCGGCAAGGGTTAAATGGACTCCGTCCCGTGGAACCGGGTGATCTTGGAGGAATTTATCTCCCTGGCGATTCTTACGCCGGAGGACGAAAAGATACTCCGCACCCGTGCCGCAGGATGGAGCCAAATCAGGCAGTGCCACGCCTGTAATATGTCCCTTGCTACCTTAAACAGGAGAATCCGAAAGTTAAAAAAAGAGTATGATTTCTGCCGGAAATACAGTAAACTGCTCCCGGAAAATCTGAAATTTTGACTTGCGGTGAGAAAAAAACGAGAAAAACCCGACTTGCAGACGATAATCTGCGGGCCGGGTTTTTTGCTATATTATAGCCAGCAGGTGGCCACCTGAAAATCAATTTAAGGAGGACCGTAAAAATGGTTGACGTTGAGAAGGAGTACGCAAGTAAAGGCGTGGCCGGTGCAGGCCTCGGAACGGGTATCGCCGGTTTGTCCCTCGGTGTGCTGAATGCCATGGGCGGGCTTGGAGCGCTTGCGCTTGGAAACCGCAATCCTGCCCATCCGATGCCCTACGGTGCCGTCGGTTATGCCGGTGCCGGTGTGTGCAGCGAGAATATGCCGGTGAGCCGGTATGAGCTGGACCGGGAGCAGAAACTTGCAGCCAAGGACAGCGAGATCGCCATGCTGAAAGCGAACACCTACAATGACCAGAAGACCCTGGAGATGTACGCATACATCGACGGTCAGCTGAAGGACATCCGCAAGACGCTGTGCGATCAGGCTGTCCACAATCAGCGCACGGAGGATAGCTTCGTCCTGGTCCGTCAGGATGTTGCATCCGTCAAGTCTGAGCTGTCCAAGGACATCAAAATCGAGGCGGAGCGCCGGTGCTGCGGGGACAACGCTATCGTTACCTACGCCAACGCCACGTTCTATCCCAAGATGGTTGCAGACGTAACCACCGGGACCGGGACTACGGCGCAGACGCTGTACAATCCGCTGCCAAAGTGCGGCTGCGACTGCTGCGGCAATTGATTCCACGGGGACAAAGGGGGCGGCAAGTGCCGCCCCTGTGCCAAATTGAACAGAGGAGGATGAGCCAATGGTATCTATCGAAAATGTACAATCCGGGATAGCAAAATTTATCGACCGGGACATTGCACCAAGCCTGACCGGGTGGGACCGTGTTCTGATTGCCGGAGCAGGTGGGCTTTTATCCGCCAATCTGCCCAATATCCTTGCGCAGTATGCGGAGCATCCCGTTGTAAAGGCCCTGGGCGTGTACGACCGTGAAAACAACGCCGTAGACATTGATGCCCTATACAATGCCGCAAAGCCGTATTTGGGGGAGCCAATCCCGCTTGAAATTCCAATGCTGAAAATCAAGATTAAAATTGGGAAAAAAGAACTGGATGCGATCTATGCCTACATAAAGGAGGGCGTTTGACATATGACGGAGATTAAACTGCTCATGGAGCACGTTGAGGACGAGCTGAAGGATGCCCACACCTACGCCAAGTTGGCCCTGGAATACAAGGCCAGCGATCCGGAAATGGCCGAACTGTTTTACAAACTGTCCGGCGAAGAAATGAACCACATGAACCTCCTGCATAAGGATGTCGTGCGGCACATTGAGGCGTACAAGCGGCAAAAAGGGGAGCCGCCCGAAGGCATGAAGGCCCTCTACGAATACCTCCACAAGCGGGCAATCGGCGACGCAGAAGAAGTCGGGGTCCTGCAAGGGATGTACAAAAAGTAAAGAATAAGGGCCGCTCCATACGGAACGGTCCTTACTTTTTGTTTTCAATCCACACGCACGGGCTGCGCGTGACTTTTTATTTAACCACTGATTTGCAACTTCAGGAGGCCGACCGCCTGTTGAAGAAGCATCTTCCAGCAGAGGGGGCAAGGACGGGTCCCCATGCACCAGGATTCCACCGTCCGAAGCGGAATCAGAAACCGCTCTGCGAATCCTGCCTGAGAAAGCCCGGTGAAGGAGACAACTTCCTTCATTCCCCGGTTTACGGCGGCGTAGATGTCACTCAGCTCACGGATTCGCTCTGCCGGAATCGGAATATCCTCTCCGCCAAATCCCTTCCCCCAAATTGTGGAAGTCGCCACATCCGACAGGTAGGAATCGACATCATGATATTTCGCAGCCTCGGTGGCGGCAAAATTATACTGTGCTCTGGTCATTGCTTGCCCTCTATGGAATACATCGTCTGGTGGATTGCCAAGCTCAGCTGTCCCTGCTGCTCCAAGTTTAGGGGCTTTTCAAACCATTCTTTGACGGTCTCCTGGTCGAAAAGGCACCAGAAGTCCATCAACTCCTTGTCCAGCTTCGCCGTCACAACGCCTCGACGGTGGGCCTCGGTGGTGTATGCTGTAATCATGTGCAAGGGCAGCGTCATCACGTTGCGGTTGTCAGCGAGGTTGTCCTTGCCGAGGGCCTTGCGAAGCAGCGCATAAATGCGTCCGCAGGCCTTGATTTGCTCAGTTGTCATTGTTTTTGCCCTCCTTGGCTCTTCGCTTTGTATTGATATAATACCACACTGAGTGTGGTATGTCAATGGGCAAATCGCAATTTTCCACAAAAAATATTCCCCGCCGTTAAGGCAGGGAATATCTTTGTGTTTGCACCAGCAGGAACCCAACAAAAGTTACCGTGGGGTTCGGATGAGTTGCGTTTGGTGAACCAGAGGCCATCAAATCCGAACACATTTCTCCGCCGGAAGGGGGAGAACCGGCAGGGACCTTATAGGTTTTTTCCGGCAGTCCGGTGATATTGAATGCCGTTTTGATGGTAATTCCATCCGGGCCATCGTCCCAGACCGTAACGGAGTTTACAAGCAGGTCAAGCAGCATTGCCGTCTGATCTCCAACGGCGGCGACCTTATCCCGGACCTTTTCCAGCCAGAATACCACCTTATCCTTTGTCAGGCGTACAGTGTTGCCTTCCTCTTTGACGAGTTCCGATTGCAAGGCTTTCGTCTGGGCTTCCAGCTCGGCAATGCGGGAGATCAGGTAGCTGGACGTTGCGCCGGATGCCTCGATTGCTGCGGTCAGGTTCCTGATCTTCGTTTCGTTTTCCTTGATTTCTTTTTGCAAGGCCGGGGCTTTTGACGTGGCTCTGTATGCCTCCTCAGACTGCTTTTCGGCCATGGTGGCGATATGGTCTATCACTTCGTCCGTCAGCATGGCACGGGCCTGTTCTGCAACAATTCCTTCGATCCAGTCTTTTTGCAGATTCTTTTTCCGGCAGCCCTTACCACGCTTTTTGCTGTAGCAAGCGTAGTAATGATAAATCCGGCCCTGCTTTCCCCGCCCGGATTCCCCAAACATATTGTTTCCGCAATGCCCGCAAAAAATCTTTTGAGACAGCAGGTACGGGACCTTGGCCTTCGTTTTGGCAGGGGCTTCCGCTACCTGTTTTAATTTTTTCTGCACGGCATCAAACAGCTCCTTATCAATGATTGGCGGGATAACATCCTCGGTGTAGACATCTCCGTACCGGCATATTCCGATATATTTTTTGTTGGCCATGATTCGGCTGAACGTGGACCCCCGGAACTCCATATTGTGCTGTGTCCGGTAGCCACGGGCGTTCAGGTCCCGCATGATGGCCGTGGCGGTCTCACCGGCAGCGTACCGCTCAAACATCTCTTTGACAATGGGTGCATATACCGGGTCCAGCTCAAGCCGCTTGTTTACGGATTTGTACCCAAGCGGGATTACCCCGCCGGTGCTTGACCCTTTTAAGGCCGTCTCCCGCATACCACGCTTGACTTTTTGGGACAGTTCGGCGGAGTAGTATTCCGCCATTCCTTCCAGCAGGGATTCCAGGATAACGCCTTCGGGGTTTTTGCTGATGTTTTCCTTGGCGGATTCCACGGTGCAGCCGTTCTTTCTCAGGCGCATTCGGGCAATGGCGGCATCTTCCCGGCGGCGGGCGAAGCGGTCCAGTTTCCAGACCAGGACGATGGTCCATTCAGACCGTGCGCTGTCCGTCAGCATCTGCTGGAACGCCGGGCGCTTTTCCATGCTGGCGTGGGCCGAGATTGCCCGGTCCACATATACGGCGGCGCACCGGTAGCCCATCCGCTTGCAAAAATCAAGAAGGTCCCGTAGCTGGCCCTCAATGGATTGCTCCGTCTGCTTGTCGGAGGAGTACCGCAAGTAAAAGCAGCAGACGGTCTCGCACCCGGAATCCAGGGCCTCCGGGCAGCTGTCGAATAGTGCTCTTTCCACCGGTGTCAGGGCGGACAAATCAATCTGCATTTTCATTTTCGTTTTTCCTCCGAAGTCTCTTTTTTGTCATGGTGTGTCCGATAAACAGGCAAGTCACGATGATTGCCAATGCCGCCAGATATACCCACATATTGATACCGTCGGCCCGGATAAGGCCAATCGTGGGATTTTGGGCATCCATAACGACATAGGCCATCAGGGCCATAGCCAGGATGATGCACAGGCTTGTAAGGCCGTAAATGACCGGCTTCCGTTCCCGGATGCCTCCCTCCACCAGTTTGCTGCGCTCTTGCAATAAATCAATCTGTTTACTGCGTTCTTGCAGCAGCTCCTCTTTGTGGGCGACCTCCACTTGCAGAGAGCGCATTTTTTCGCCGGAGGAATCCGGTTCCTGCGGAAGGGAAATGCCCATCAGAGCATCCATGGAGAGGCCCAGAACCTCGCATATAGCGGCCAGATAAAACGCATTTGGGTTTCCGTTGCATCCGGAGGCCAGCAGTTTATTTACCGTAGACTGCGGCACATTGGCGGCATCGGCCAGCTGCTGATTGGTAAAACCGCTTATCCGCTTTGCGTCCCGGATTGTTTGCACAACATCGTCATAGTCATTCATACAAATTCCTTTCTTTCGACAAAATGATTGAATCAATTCGCTATGGGAAACAGTTTTCTCTTTTTTGTCGTCGCTTTTACGCTCCCGTTGCGGTATGCTGTCCATGCAGCCGGGTAGCGAGGGAGCGTAGAGGCTTCATCTGGCGGCAGGCCCGGCCATCTGTGGCACGGTGGCCGGGCAATTATAATGTCCGCTTTATTGGACTGAACGTATGGTAGCATACAGACAGTCGAACAGACGTTCTATAAAAGGCTGGTATGCCGAATACCTATTGACATCATACCACAGCAACACACCAAAAGCAACAATAAAATCACGGGAGGGGCAAAAAATGTCAGGAAAGCAAAAGGACACGGAGAAGGAAAAGTGGCTGGAGCTGCTTCAGCGGATGCTGGACAGAGCCACGGCGGAACAGGTGAAGAACATTTACATATTCGCCCTGTTTAGCAAATATTAAATAAGGAACGCCCCGGAGGCTGTTGAGGAAACGGCTTCCGGGGCGTTCTTTACTCTTTGGACAATTCCTGAGCGATTTTTTTAATGTATTCTTCCAGCTTGGGGTAGGCCTCGTCCGGCAGCATGGCGAAGGCTTTCACCAGCCGGGCCTTTGCATCGTCGCTGGCGGCGATTTGGGCGAAGATAGCGGTTAGTTCTTCCTTCCGGTCCAGGTTCAGGCGCATTTCCCCTTCGCCGGTGCGGAGCCAGGTCTCGCTCACGCCGAAGACACGGCAAATATCCGAGATCGTGCGGTCGCTTGTTCCGGTCGTTCCGGCGCATAGACGGCTTATCATGGGCTGAGAGATATTTATTTTCTCTGCGAAAGCTGTTTTGGTCATGCCGGACGATTTTACAACCTCTGCGATACGCTCGTTGATGGTACTCATCTGTATCACCTCCTTACATTCTGTATTATAGCACACCTTGAAAAAAAGTCAAGAAAAAATAGAAGTCACTCATAAATTAGGCTTGACATCACAAGTCACTTGTGCTAGAATATGAGCAGTTGATAAAAACACGGGAGGTGAGACCATGACGGCACTGCAAATCGTATCGTTGGTCCTAGGCTGTCTCAGCGTTGGCCTAGGTATCGCAACAATGGTGTTAAATCGTTTTCGTGAGTAAGGGGGAGGGGACAACGCCTCGTGATTTTCCCACGAGTGGTCGAAAGCCTTATTGTTCCGATACCGGAAATCGGCTCCGCAACACCCTCAAGTTGGAAAAGAAACCTTTCCGCTCTTAGCGGCGGGATGTACTGAGGTAAAGTGACCGTCCTCTCGGTTTCTTTCCCCGCTGCCTTCGGGTCGAGATAGCGATAAATCATCCTGGCGGTCTCGCCAAATGATACGCCGTTCAGGGTCCCGGCGGTAACAGAAATCCCAAGCTGAGAGCGGTTTGCAAACTCAACAAGCAAAGTCAGGTATGCCCCGGTTTTGTAGATTGCTTTTACTTTAACTTCGATGTTCCGCCGGTCTTTTGCAAGCCGCTCCACGAAGTTGTACACGGAAAGCAGAAAACCAGCAACAGCAATAGCAAATGTTATCCAATCAACAACAGTATCCACAATTACACCCCCTTCCGGGCCAATGATACCGCAAAGCTGGGGTGAAGTCAAATAGAAATACGGGAGGTGAGATCATGGAAATCACAATCAAGGCAGAGCCGAAAGAAATTGCTGCCCTTGCAGAGGCACTGCGAGGACAGCAGAAAGAGGAACCCAAGCCCAACAAATCCGTTGATAAAATCATCGCCGCAATCGGCTACGACATCCGAAGCTCCAAATGTGGGAGAGACAAGAACGGAATTTACCATTGCTTCTGCGGAAACTGCGGACCGCTGGAAAAAGGGAGGACAAACAAATGATATGGGTGTTGATCGCACTCGCTGCAATCGCTGTGATATGCGGCATCGGGTGGCTCAAAAATGCAATCGCCCTTCGGACGGTGCTTATGTATATGCTCAAACATAGGTACACGCTCCCGTCCGACGAAGAAATGACGGCGTTGTGTAAACTGGCAATCAGAATGACGCTTGGTTTAAGGAGCGGGAACGACGATGAGTAAGGCACGGATGATGGGAGCGTTCGCTCCCATCCAGCGCCCCCGGCCGGACCGCCGGTGGCAGCAAAAGCGAGGCCTCGGCCCCAGGTTCGGGCCGAAGCCGAAGGTCGAGAATAACAAAGCCAAAACATAAAGGGCCGGTCCCCGGCCCAAACGTAATGCAGCCTAGGCCGGTTCCAAGCCCGGAAAAATTGCAGAGGACGTTGACTGCGGCGAAAAAGAAAGAATCACCTGTGGTTTGGTCACAGATGATTCTCCCCCGGTTTTGTTTGCCGGAATGCGCTGCGCCGAAAGACCGGAGTTTCTGGTCCGGAAGCTACCCCTGGGCAGCCCACTTCTCCCGGCAGCAAACCAAACTTGCATCCTTGGCGCACAGTTTCACTTCGGCAGTTCCGGTTCTGCCCTTTGCCCTGACGCATCACGCCACCTTTGTGGTCCGGTACTGGCGGAAACAAAAGTTGGTTGGATGCTATCATCCCCCATCCTCTTATTTACCCCAACGGGCAATCGGAACTATACCACACTTTTCCGCCGCAGTCAACGCAAAAAGACAAAAAACGGGGCTTTCCCCGAAAATTTATGGAGGTGTAAAAATGCCCGAAGAAGTCAAGCAAGTCGCAAAGAGCGCAGCCGAGGCCATTGGCCGAATCCCTGCCGAAAAGGTGGAAATGGCTAACCGGTTCGCCGAGACCTTCGCCGCCGGTCTTGCTACCGGCATGGCCCTGAACGTGGTCGAAAAGAAGGAGGAGGCGAACAAGGAATGACCCAGGAAGCGGAGCTGACCGGAGCCATATATGCGCTCCGGAAGGCAATCGAGGCGTTCTACAAGGACCCGCAGAATGAAGCGGATTTCCGCCGCTGGTATCAGGAAAAGTACGGAAAACCCTACGAAGATTAAAGATAAAGGAAGGAAATGCAAAATGACAAATCTTGAAAGACGTGTTCTGGCCCTGGAAAAGAAAATGGCCACGCTGACCGCCGGGACGAACGACCCCTACACGCTCCCCGAACCCAGAGAAGCTGACGAAATCATCAAGGATATTCTGTTCCGGCTGGGCGTTCCGGCCCATCTGGACGGCTACCGGAACATGGTGGAGGCAATCAAAATCGTGATGGATGCCCCAAACATCCCGGTACGCACACTCTATGCTGAGGTAGCTGCAAAAACCGGGAAATCCGGCTGCATCGACCGGTCCATGCGCCATGCTATCGAGGTGGCCTGGTCCAGAGGCAATGTGGAGGAGCAGGAGCGCTTCTTTGGCAATACGGTGGACCCCAAGCGGGGAATGCCCACGGTAGGCCACTTGGTCTGGACGCTGGCCGAAGAAGTCAAGCACATCATGGAGGAGGAACAGCGGAATGCAGTACATCACTGATCCGGACATGGAAATGATCTATGAGATCAATGCCCGGCGCAAGGCCGAAAAGGCCAATACCCTGCGAAAGTGTCAGGCCCGTGTGGCCCATGAGAAGGCAAAGCGGGCGTTCTGGCGGACCGTTCGCCGGGCAGCCCTGGAATGCGGAAGCTGCCTGTGTCTGGCCGGGATGATGGCCGTTTACACGGCACGGGACATGGTTTCCCCGGAGGTCTCCGGTCCTATCGCTCTGGCCTGTCTCATCGTCGGTGTGTGGCGTGGTGCCATGTACTGGCAGCAGCTTAACAAGTGAGGGCGGGGCATGGCGCAGAAGAACGCAAGCCCCACGAAGGAGCAGGCCGAAGCCATGAAGAAAATCGGGATGAACCCCATGTTTTGGGTGGTCATCCGTGACCTGCACAAAAGCATGATCGTCCGTCACCGCATCACCGGTGAGGTCAAGCTGGTAGAAAAATAAAAGCCGCCTCCGTGGAAGGTACGGAGACGGCAGCATGGAAAGAAATGCTATGGCTAATTATATCACAACAAACGCCGAAAAGCAAGAGCGTCTTGCCTACACGGCGAGATTTTTAAGGGAAAGGAACCGCATAGCGATGGAAGATAATTTTGCCCTGTGGCAGCAGCATGAACGGGACATGGAGGCATCCCTGACCCGGCGGCCCCAGTGTGAGTGCTGTGGGCAGTACATCCAGGATGACTACACCTGGGAGATCGACGGTGAGCTGTTCTGCCCGAAGTGTGCGGCGGACAAGTTCCGCAGGGAAACGGAAGACCTGATGGGAGGCTTTGAGGGATGATTCACAAGGTCCACGCCGCCAGCGAAGAAGAGTGGCGGCAGATACGGGCAAAGTCCATCGGCGGTTCCGATGCCGCCGCCATCCTGGGGCTGAACCCTTACAAATCCGCATACGCCCTTTGGATGGAAAAGACCGGCAAGGTCATTCCGGAGGACGTTTCCGGGAAGGAGGCCGTCCGGCTGGGCAACGACCTGGAAGATTATGTGGCCAAGCGGTTTATGGAGGCCACCGGTAAGAAGGTTCGGCGGGAGAACAACACCATCTTCCGGGACGATCTGCCTTTTGCCCATGCCAATTACGACCGCCTGGTCGTTGGCGAGAAGGCCGGCCTGGAAATCAAGACCACAAACGCCCTGCATCTGAGCAAGTTTAAGAACGGAGAGTTTCCGGCGAACTACTATTGCCAAGCGGTCCATTATCTCATGGTGTCCGGCCTGGAACGCTGGTACCTGGCCGTCCTGGTTCTCGGTGTTGATTTTAAGGTCTTTACCATCGAACGGGACGAGGACGAGATCGCCGCCCTGGAAGCCGCAGAACGTGACTTTTGGGAGATGGTGGAGACGGACACCCCACCGGAATTAGATGGCTCTGTGTCCACGGAGGAAGCCCTGAATGCAGAGTTTCCGCAGAGCGACCCGGACGAGGAGGTTGACCTGACCGGCAACGCCGCAGACCTGGCGCTGCTGGAAGAATGCGACCGGCAGATCAAGGACCTTGAGGAACGCAAGACCGCTGCCAAGAACCGCATCATGCAGACCATGGGAACGGCAGAGCGGGGCTATTACGGTGGCTACACCGTCAGCTGGAAGTCTCAGAGCCGGTCCACCTTCGACCGGAAGAAATGGGAGAAAGACCACGGGGAAATCCCGCAGAACTACTTCAAAACTTCGGAAAGCAGAACTTTCCGGTTCAAAAAGGAGAATGATTGATTATGGAAAATACCATTCAGAACGCCGCTGCTGCCACGAAGGCCGTCAGCAAGAAGAAAGCCCCCAGCAGCATCCAGGATTACATCCAGGTCATGGGTCCGGCCATCAAGGCCGCTCTGCCCAACGTGATGACCCCGGAGCGGTTTACCCGCATTGCCATGAGCGCCCTGAGTGCCAACCCCAAGCTGAAAAAGTGCACCCCGCAGAGTTTTCTTGGGGCGATGATGACCGCCGCTCAGCTTGGCCTGGAACCCAATACTCCCCTTGGCCAGGCCTACCTCATCCCCTTCATAAACCACGGGCAGATGGAGTGTCAGTTCCAACTGGGCTATAAGGGCCTCATCGATCTGGCCTACCGGTCCGGCGAGGTCTCCATCATCCAGGCCCACACGGTCTATGAGAATGATGAGTTTGTCTATGAGCTGGGCCTTGACCCCAAGCTGCGCCACGTCCCCGCTAAGACCAACCGGGGAAATCCTGTTGCTTACTATGCCATGTTCAAGACCAAGGACGGCGGCTACGGCTTCCAGGTTATGAGCATTGAGGACGTTCGCACCCACGCCCAGAAGTTTTCAAAAAGTTTCGGAAACGGCCCGTGGCAGACGAATTTCGACGAAATGGCAAAGAAAACCGTCCTGAAAAAGGTGCTGAAATATGCGCCGCTGAAATCCGATTTCGTCCGGGGCGTTATGCAGGATGAGACCACAAAAGTGGAACTCTCCGATGATATGACCAGCATCCCCGACACCACGGATTACATTGACGTGGACAGCGAGACCGGCGAAGTCATCCCCCAGGAGGTAGCTGACAATGCTTAATGAGATCGTTGTCATGGGTCGCATGGTGCGCGACCCCGAACTCCGCCGAACCGGGAACGGGACGGCAGTGGCCAGCTTTACGCTGGCCTGTGAACGGGACGTGGCCTCCAAGGATGCCGAGAAGAAGGAAGTCGATTTTATTGACTGTGTGGCTTGGCGTGGCACCGGTGAAAGCGCAGCAAAGTATTTCACCAAGGGCCGTCTGGCCGCTGTTACCGGTCGCCTGCAATTCCGGGAATGGACGGATAAGGACGGCAAGAAACGGCGCAACGCTGAGATTCTGGTGGACCACATCTACTTCTGCGGCGACAAAAAAGATTCCGCTGAGAGCCGCCCTGAGCCTTCAGAGAGCCGATTTATGCCGATGGATGACCCTGATGAAGGGCTCCCGTTTTAAGGGAGGCCCACCATGGAAGTAAAATTCACGGTCCCCGGCAAGCCAACCGGAAAGGGGAGACCCCGGTTTAATCGCAAAACCGGGCGGACGTACACCCCAAAGGGAACGGCAGATTATGAGCGTGTTGTCCGAAAGGCGTACCTTGCAGCCGCTCCTGACGTACACCTGACCGGACCCATCCGGGCAAAGATAAGCGCCTGTTACAGCATCCCGATGTCGTGGTCCAACAAGAAGATGGAGGCGGCGCTGTCCGGGAAAATCCTCCCGACGGTAAAGCCTGACTTGGACAACGTTGCAAAAGCCATTCTGGATGCGCTGAACGGTATCGCATATGACGATGATTCCGCCGTCGTGCAGCTGATTATCTGCAAATCATACGCTTACCCGCCTTGCGTGGCTGTCGCTCTGGAAGAAATGGAGGGCTGACAGGCCATGGCAATGGAATATTTTATCGCCTATCACAGTTATCTTGATGCAATGCAGCCTCTCACGGATGCTGAGCGGGGTAGATTGTTCGTGGCTTGCCTAGAATACAGCAAGTCGGGCGCAATCCGGCACCTCAGTGGCAATGAGCGGTTTATCTTTCCAATGATAAAGGCGCAGATAGACCGTGATATGGAGCGATACAAGAGTAAGTGCAAAAAGCAGTCCGGCAACGTTTCAAAAAGGTGGAACAAATCCCCTGACGGAGATACCAACGATACCATGGTATACGATGGCATGCCAAGCGTACCACCGTATACCGATGATACCAACGATACCAAGGAAAAGACAAAGACAAAGGAAAAGGCAAAGGAAAAGGATAATATTTCTTTTTTCTGCGCCGAGCTGCCGAGCAGCCCTGCGCCGCAGGAGCCGCCGGTGATTGCTTTGCCGCTGATTGACGGCACGGAATATGCCGTCACTGAGGCTGAGATTGCCGAAATGTCTGCGCTTTATCCTGCCGTAGACGTTATGCAGGCATACCGGAGCATGAGAGCGTGGCTTTTGTCAAATCCAAAAAACCGGAAAACCAGAAGCGGAATCAGCCGCTTTGTCAACGGATGGCTTGCAAAAGACCAGAACAGCAGTAGACCTGCGGCAAACCAGAAGCCCCAGAAATACACCAAGGCCGACGAATTGAGCGATTATTACGCCATGGTTGCCAAATGGGCAAACGACGGTAGCGGAGAGGGGGAAAACCAGTGACAAAGCGAGAATTTGGGCTATTTGCGGCAGCTATCCGGACGTACTACCCCCGGGAAAATATCCTGCCGAACGAACAGGCCCACGACCTCTGGTTCCGGCAGTTGCAGGATGTCCCCTATCCCGTTGCCGAAGCTGTTTTGGCGAAGTGGGTGGCCACGAACAAGTGGTCGCCGTCCATTGCCGACATCCGTGACAGCATGGCGGAGATACAAAACGGCGGCCCGGCAGATGACTGGGGCGAGGCATGGGACCAGGCGATGACCGCAATCCGCCGGTTCGGCAGCTATGACGAGGAAGGAGCGCTTGCCTCACTGCCCCCGCTGACGAGGGAGACCGTCCGACGGCTTGGCTACAAATCGCTCTGCTGGAGCGAGAACCAGGTGGCGGACCGGGCGAACTTCCGGCAGGTGTATGAAATCCTGTCCAAGCGGAAGGTGGAAACGGATAAAATCCCGCTACCCGTCAGGGAAACGCTGAAAGCCCTCACGGAGAGTTTTGCAAAGCCGGTAGATAACAACACACAGAAGGCAATTTCTTCCGGCAGAGAGCCACCAGCAACGGCCCGGGGGCATAAGCAAAAGCCGTGATGACGAAAACAAGCAAAAGGAGAGAATGCAAATGCGAAAACAATGCAGAGTATGCCACGTTGTGACAGACCTGGACGAGACAGGCCGCTGCGCTTTTTGCACCCTGTGCTATGAGGCTGTCGAGGCCGGGACAAGCTACGGCAAGTACGTTGCACAGAGAGACCGTATGCAGCCCGTTCAGCATGAGCCGCAGCCGGAAAAATGGCCGGAGGCCATTACCGGGAACGCCACCTGCCCGGTCTGCGGTCAGCCGTTTTACCGGATAGGACACAGACGGGTCTATTGCTCTACGACCTGCTGCAAAGCAGCGGCAAGAAAACGGTCAAGAGAGTTTTCCCGGAAAAAGTACTGGGCGGGAAAGGCGGCCAAGGGATGATGCAACGGAAGTGGAAACGTTCCGATGGTGGCTGATATAGGATTTTTTACCAGTTTGTGTGATGCGTCACCGACCCTCCTTTCGAGGACATACAAAGACCCACATATCACCATAACACAAAAATCCGTTCGCCGCCTGACACCGTTGGAGTGCGAACGGCTACAGGGCTTCCCAGACGGCTGGACGGATATTGGAGACTGGACAGACGGCAAGGGTAAAAAGCACCAGACGACGGATGCCGCAAGGTACAAGGCCCTTGGCAACAGCATTGCCCTGCCACCCTGGAAGTGGGTGCTAAAACGGCTATGTGCTCAGTATGAGCGGGATGCCACAATGGCAAGCCTATTTGACGGTATCGGCGGTTTTCCTCTGATTTGGGAGCGGCTGAACGGAAAGGGCAGTTGCCTGTGGGCAAGCGAGATTGAGGGGTTTCCAATGGCGGTAACAATTAAAAGATTTGGAGGGCTTGACAATGAATAACTTTACAGGCCGGCTATACCGGAAAACGGCCCTCCGGAACGGCGACCGCCGGGCCGGAATCGGTGCAGCAGAGGACGATTATGGGGAGGAGAGTTTCCCACGGGCGAAGGACCATATCCTAGGACCGGCCCGGATGCCGCACGACGGCGAGAAACCGGAAGATTTGAACGGGCCTGTGATTGTGGTACAGGCCGGAAAGGAAAGAAAATGCAATGATTAACAACTACGGATGTGGACCTAATGACGGCACGACCTACGATGCGGTACCGGCCCCTGGACCTGAACCGATTGCAGCCATGCTCAGCATGGCGAATGACCTGACGGCAAAAGCCCTGGATATGACCCTGCATATCAGCAGCCAGGTCCTTGGAAGTCCCATGCCGGATATGAATACCAAAGACCCAATGTGTATGCGGGATGCGATGGACAAGCACGTTGGCGACCTGAGAACCCTCTGTGAGGAGCTGGACATCATCAGTAAGGGGCTGGGGGTGTGACCGATGAAAAGGCAGTTACAGTTTGTAACCCTCCTCTTTGAGGACCTGAAGGAGAACGTCACACTTTATCTGGCGAATGGCGGGGATGGCTTTAACGCAAATTACCTGGACAAAAACCACAGCAAGACCGCCCTGAAACGTAAAATCATCATGCTGCGGCAGGAACTGCTGAATCTGGAAAGGATGCTTGACTTATGAGAAAGTACACAAAAGAGGAACTAAATGAAGTCCTGCGCAAGCATCAGCATTGGTACGACATGGACTGTGATGGCTGGGAGCATATGCAGGCCGACCTGACAAATACAGACCTGTCCGGCGTAGACCTGTCCGGCAAAAACTTGGCCTTTGTTTGCCTTAACGGGGCAAATCTCATTGATGCCAACATGACCGGGACCTGCTTGATGGGCGCCAGGCTGGTCGCTGCTTGTCTCGTCAACACAAATCTTACCGGAGCCGATTTGACCGAGGCCAGCCTGAGCCATGCCAACCTGTTCGGGGCTGATCTGTCTGGGGCCATTTTGACCCGGACCATCTTGTCCGCGACGGACATGTCCTGGTCCAAAAACGTGCCGAATATTCCGATGGCCTGCCCGGATGCCGGAGCATTTATCGGCTGGAAAAAGGCGAGAGGACAGATCGTAAAACTTGAAATAACAGAAGATGCAAAGCGGAGTTCGGCAACGGGGCGAAAGTGTAGATGTAGCAAAGCAAGAGTCCTGGAAATCCAAAACATGGATGGAAGCAAAGCGGAGGTTTGCAGCGTGAGCAGCCGCTGGGATAGAAACTTTGTATACACAGTTGGAGCGGTGGTCGAGGTCCCCGACTTTGACAAAAATCGTTGGAACGAATGCGCTGCGGGGATACACTTTTTTATTAACCGTCAGGAGGCAGTGAACTACATTGGCTGAGGTAAACTGGATTAAAGGCACAATCGCCCCGCCGGAAAGCGGAGATTATTACATCATCCTGGAGGCAATGCGGGACAGCGACCCGCTGCCCTCCGGGGAGGTGCTTGTCCACAAGGGCGACATTGAGATCACAAACGACTGGTACGATGCAGACCGGGCAGCGTTCGCCACCATCGGCAAGGATAATCCGATATGGAGGGTGCTATCCTGGGCTAGGATGCTCAAGCCCTCTATTCCGGCAGACATTCGGGACCGGGTGAAGTGGTACTTTGGGAGGAGGTTAGAGCATGGCTGAAAAGGATAAGCCGTTTTACCGCCGGAAGAAATGGAAACTTGGTAACAGCTTCGGCTGGTGGAACATCCCGTATTGCCCACATTGCAGGAAGAAAATCGGGTTGATGGCGGAAGAACAGAAGGTTAAAAAATGCCCGATATGCGGCCAACCGTTAGAATGGGATGGTGCTGACAATGGCTGAATACATTGAGCGCACGGAAGAACTCATGCTTGCTATGAACGCCGGTGCGAGAGCAATCGAAAACACAAAGCGTTATCACGGTGCTGTTTACACTAAAGATTTGTTCTCAGAGAACCCACAGGAAATCCCGTACTTGTTGGCTGCCAAAGTGTTGCGGGAAGTAAGCGATGCTCCCGCCGCCGACGTTGCGCCGGTGCGGCATGGAGCATGGTACCAGTGCTTTGAGGACTGGCGACAGCAACAAGAGGGCGATAAGTGCTCTGTGTGTGGCTTTGAGTATTACGGGACGGGGATTCGCTGTTTCCAGTTTTGCCCTCACTGCGGGGCGAAGATGGATTTGGAGGGCGAAACAAATGACGATTGACAGAGCAATCGAGATACTCGACCCGGAGCATCGGGAGCAGTATGAAAGCATAGACCCCGTGAACGAAGCCTGCCGGATGGGCATGGAGGCGTTGGAGCGGACACAATGGACTCCGGTCAGCGATGGCCTCCCAGAAGATGGTGAAGATGTGCTTTGCTGGTATGAGTATTTCCGTTACGGAGAATACAACCGGATGTTTCAGACGTTTGGGATCGGCTATCAGTACTTCGGCACCTGGTCCGGAGAAGTAAGCATAGGACGAGACGCAAAGGTCCTGGCATGGATGCCACTCCCAGAGCCGCCAAAAATGGACGGAGGCGCTGACCATGAGATGTGATTGCTGCCCCCTGTCTGACCCGGAAGATACTTGCCCGGAAACAGAAGGAAAATTAGGAATCGAGCACAAAGACGGTATGCTTGGCTGCAAGCATCCGAAAAGCTGGGTGGAAAAACGAGATGAGGAATACAGCAACCACCTGGGTGAAATGGGGCTGGATATGGGCATTGCAATGGACATGACCACCGAGGAATTGGAACGAGTGATTGAGATTTGTAAACACATGGTCGGTCTGGACTACGAACGCCCGTATCATCGCCACGGAAAGGCTTTTTATCGGGCATACCGGAACTATTACACAGACGGGCCAAAAGGAAATGCAGTCCTCGATAAGCTCCCGCGTATTATCCTAGAAGTTTGTAGGGACGAGCGCTCTACGGAGTATCACCTTACTGACAAAGGTCTGGCATGGTTGGGACGCCAATTACAGATTACAATAACAAATAGGAAAAGATGATTAAGCTCAGAAGATGCCCGTTTTGCGGTGGTGAGGCAAGGTTCGGTGGGGGAAATAGCATCAGGCCAAGCTATTGCAATGGAGAAATCGTTGGCGTCGAATGGGACTACTCACCCGTGTATGTGGAGTGCAAATCATGCAGAGCGTCAACGGTAGAATTCGATTCTGACAACGATGATCAAAACTATGAGGATGCAGGAAAAGCATGGAACAGGAGGGCTGACAATGGCTGAGTACATCGACAAAGCGGCGGCAATAAAGTTACTTACAAGCTTTGGCTTGGAAGTTTCCGACAGCAAGCGCAGTGCCGTTGCGAAGTGTATTAGCAAGATAGAGTTTATGCCCGCCGCCGACGTTGCGCCGGTGCGGCACGGGGAATGGCGACTTGTTCGCAGAATGGCAGCTTGTGGGGAATACGAATGCTCCGTGTGTGGCCGCATTGAGACATTTGGTTGCTTTAACAAGCCAGAGAATAATCCATATTGCCATTGCGGTGCAAAAATGCAAGGAGCAGGTAAGGAGAAGGAGGTGGAGTGATGGAAAAGAACAATTGCTTGCGTTGTAATTCTTGTCATACGGACAATGGGAACTGCACTGCTGTCGGGGGATTCTGTACGGCGGTAGCGGCGGCGCACTGCCCGATGCTGCGGGAATATTTAGATACGGGGCTGGCACCGAAAGAGGCCAAACGAATGTCTAATATCCTGATGGATGTTGGAATTGATTACAACTGCAGTTGGGAATATGTGAAAAACTGGCTGCTGGACGACCGCCTGCGTGAGCTGGCCGAGGCCGACAAGGACGGGCGCGTGGTGGTGTTGCCGTGCAAGGTGGGGGATGTTGTGTACGGATTCCACGGGGGAAAGACCATATTGCCGATGGTGGCAAAATGGATCGAAACGAACACTGACGGTTGGTGCATTGCAGCACAATACACTCCAATGGCACCAAAGTTTTATCGGTTTTCCGATTTTGGCAAGACCGTATTTCTTACCCGCGAAGAGGCGGAGAAAGCATTGGAGGCGATGAATAATGGCTGAAAAGGAACGGGAAAGCGAAACGGTGGCGGTGGTATTCTGCCGGGACTGCAAGTACAGTTACGAGGATATTTCCGGTAGGTGCTGTTCGCACGGCCCTTGTAAGGACTGGGTCGTTCTGGACGATCCCTTTTGCAGCCAGGGAGAGAGGAGGACGGGCAATGGAAAAGCAGTTGACGAAGGATAATGTGCGGGAAATCCTGCTGAAAAAGCTGACCAGTGAGGACTATTACCCAGGAGATGGGGATTTAGCAAAAGAAAACCTGGCCTATCTCTCCGGATTGGCTGATATGGCAAACGCCGTTATCCGGAAGATCACAGAGTTGGGAGGTTGATAAGATGCGGATCGGTGACAGGGCAAGCATTATCCCCTCCTGGTCCTTCGGTAAGGCCGGGGAGGGCGGCATGAGAGAGCATCCTGCGGAAGAAAAAGCTACCGTGGTATGGATTCACCCCCTGGGGAGATTCGTTGTCGTAAAGTACGACAACGGCCTCAGAGAGGCGTTCGATCCGGGGGAGATTTAAGTAACTAAGTAACTTAGATAATCTCTGTATAGAGTATATATAATATATATTCTATGTTCTTTTATGTGTGTTATGTTATATAAAAATATACAGAGATTTACCTAATATGGGAAAAGGCAGGAGGTGAAAGTAAAAGTGGAAAGAGCAGGAAGCCATGACAGATGTACACTGTGGCTGCAAAGGAGAAATAGATTGGAGTTTTTGGGGAGAATAATAGAATTTTGTGGTCTTGTAGATAGCGAAGAAGCAGAGACGACCCCAGATGTTTTGTGCGTATTACAAAAGAGAGAGCTTCGGATGCTCAAGCGAAGCGAAGGGAGAAAAAATGTGTACGCTGTGCTATTCCCAACTTTCGGGAATGAGAGTTTGGAACAGGTGTTTGAAGCGATAGTAAGATGCGAAGCGACTGGCGAATATTCCGCAGATGGATATATTTGCCGGGTGTGGTTTTCCAATATTGGAATAAAGGGAGGTGCAAGATGAATCTATTGCAAGAAACGCTACACCGCCCAGCAGAGCCTGTTCAACGGTAACACCGGGGGAGGACTAGTATATTAGTCTGTACTAGTATTATTATATATTATTCTATTCCCTTTTTGTGTTTCTGTTTTATTTATAAAAAAGATAGTAAAATATTACTATGAAAGTAAAAGGAGGTATTCGACTATGGCGCAGAAAAATGAGGTCGCAAAAACTACGTCAGGAAAGCCAAAAAAAGGAAGAGGGGGAACAGACAATTTCCCGTCCAGACGATTTACACCGGAAACCGATGAGGATCGGGCGCTTGTCTCGCAACTGCTAAATGAGGCGCTTGCGGAATACCGGCAGCCCAGAGTGAAAAGCGATGAGGAGCTTGCCCAACGGATTGACGACTATTTCCGCCGGTGCGCAGAGCGTGGACAAGTCCCGACCGTCGAGGAAATGGGGCTGTCTACGGGGTATTCGCTCAGTACGGTTGCTGATTGGGAGAGTGGGAGAAATAAGGGATTTACCACTCAAACATCACAAATCATTAAAAAAGCGAAGGGATATTTGCAGACTTTTGATGCAAAATTGGTCATTGCGGGAAAGATGAATTTTCTGGCTTACTGCTTCCGGGCAAAAAATTACTACGGCATGAAGGACCAGCAAGAAGTTGTCCTCACCCCAAACAATGCGCTTGGCGAAGCAGCTTCGGCTGAGGACCTGCGGAAGAAGTACCTGGAGGACGTGAGAGGGAGCGGAGCGACTATCATCGACGGAGAAAAGGGCGAATAAGCCCCAGCGACTTTCGACTTTGCCTGCGACTTTAACATTCAACGACTATAGCGACTATGAGGGAGCACCTGAGAGCAGCGACTTTCGGGCGCTCCCTCATCGACTTTCGACTTTGCGACTTTGTCCCAGCGACTTTGGCGCAGGCAGACACACCCGCCCGGAAGCCCTGGCGGAGCGATCAGGGAAGACCCCACAAAAAAATCGGCCGGCCCACGCCGGACACGCCCGGACCGCCTCCGGCCATGCCTGGACCCGGACCACCTCCACGACGGCCCCAGAAGCCCCAGACGGGAGCACCGGCGGGAGGATATGCAAGCCCCCCCGCCCCAGGAACGGCCCACAGAGGGCCACGGGGAACGCCATACGCCCACGCAAGCGAGA